ATGTAGCTTTGCTACAACATGATACAGCAACAGCTAAAAAAGCATCTACGTGGGTTCACAATTTGAGATCTTCTGTTAGACCAGTTATCACATATCTTTTTTTTGTATTGTTCTTTTTTGTAGAAGGAGTAGCAGCTTATGTTATATTACGAGATGGTGGTGACATATCTATCATTGCATCAACGTTATGGTCAGAAGAAACGTCCAGTATATTTGCAGCTATTGTTAGTTTTTGGTTTGGTTCTCGTGCTATAAAGAAATGATCATGAATATTAGTAACAATTGTATAATATTAATTAAACATCACGAAGGTGTTAGAAATACTCCATACCAAGATCCAATAGGTTTGTGGACAGTTGGAGTAGGACACTTAATGGGTAATGGTAAAGTAAAACCTAAAGATTGGAATAGAGAAAGATCTGACCAAGAAGTAGATGATCTTTTGAGATATGATATTAGAAGATTTGAAAGAGGTGTTGATTCATTAATCAATGTTGATTTAAATCAAAATCAATTTGATGCTTTAGTATGTTTTGCTTTTAATGTTGGTTTAGGCAATCTTCAAGCTAGTACTTTAAGAAGAAAACTTAATAGAGATGATTATGAAGGAGCTGCTAATGAGTTTCCTAAATGGCGTAGAGCAGGTGGAAGAGTTTTAAAAGGATTAGTTAAAAGACGTAATGACGAAAAGATTCTTTTCTCTTCCTAAGGTCTTGTATAGAAAGAAAATACTACATTACCATTTACATCTTTAATTTGAAAATCATTCATAACTTTTTGAAATAGTGGCTTTAAAATATCTGAATCAGCAGTAGTGTTAATTAAAGAATATTCATTAAACATATTTACAACAGAATCAGAATCTAATTGAAGATCTATTGCTGTAGTATTTGTGTTTGTTTGACTAACTACACTGTTTATCTGTGATGTATGACTACTAACAGTACTGTTAAGTGTTGATATATCACCATCGTTAGTTGTTATCTGTGTCTGTAGTGATTGTAGTTTATTATCATCAGAATCTAATCTACTTTTAATTGTACTCACATCTGCATCGTTACTTGTTATCTGTGTCTGTAGTGATTGTAGTTTACCATCATCAGAATCTAATTTACTTTTAAGTAAAACTATAGTAGGTGAAGCTACTAATGAACCTTCGAATGATGCATTTGTAATTAAGGAATCAGAATCTGAAGCTTGTTCTTTATTAACATTTACTAATATTTTTCTATTAGCTATCCATGCATCTCTTTGACCGTTGTATTGAAATGAAGGAGATGTGCCTCTCTCAAATAATGCATCACTGTCTGCAATTGTTATTCCAGCGTTGTTGTATTGATCTGAATCGTAAGCATTTTTAGCAATAACTATATTTTTATCTGTAATAGTTAAAGTTGAAGAATTGACTACCGATTGGGATCCATACACTCTAAGATCACCATTTATTCTTACATTGTCAAATGATACGAATCCATCAGCGTCTGAGTCAGCTAATAAGTTGTTATTATTCTTATCAACTAATCCCGTAACTTGAGATCTTCCTAATTGGTTTGTAATTCTTCTAGTATTTTTGGCCATGATTTATTTATACCTAAATAGAAATAAAAATAAATTAAATTAACTGTTGACTTTAGTTTTGAATGTGCGATAATGTATATAGTTAATAACAAGGAGAAAAGTAATGAACGAATTTTTAGCAGCATTGTTTATATCAAAGGCAATAATATTTTCTACTACACCAATTGAAGTTAAAACAGCTTCACCTGAATTATATTGTCTAGTACAAAATATTTATTTTGAGTCTGGCAATCAGTCGTATGCAGGAAAAGTTGCAGTTGCTGAAGTAACTTTAAATAGAGTAAAAACAAGAAAATATCCATCTACTATTTGTGGTGTAGTCAAACAAGCTAGAATGAGTAAGTGGTGGAAGGAAGAACATGGTAAGGATGTTCCTGTTAGAAATAAATGTCAATTTTCATGGTTCTGTGATGGAAAAAGTGATGAGATAAAATATGCTGGAACTTGGAAGAGTTCAATGATTGCTGCACACGATGCACTTAACTCAGAACGTAAATTCACAGAAGGTGCGCTTTATTATCACGCTAATTACGTAAATCCTAAGTGGAATAAGTCAAAGGAATACATTACTAGTATAGGAGATCATATTTTCTATAGGTAACTGTCATAAATAAAACATGTCTATTTATGATCAAAAATTTATTAGAAAAAACGTATATAAAGATTTAGATTTTAATTTTTCTAGATTAGCACTTTCGAATGACGTAGGTTCCAAATCTGATACTAATGCTATTAAGCAATCAGTTGTGAACCTCGTTATGACTAACTTTGGAGAAAGACCTTTTCATCCTGAAATAGGTAGTAACGTAAATGCATTATTATTTGAACCATCTGGACCAATAACTAATAGTTATATTCAAGATACTATTAAAAGTGCAATAGAAAACTTTGAGCCAAGAATACAAATTACATCAATAAGAGTTGATGATACTCCAAATAACATAGACCAAAACCAAATTTTTATAAGAATTGCTTTTATTTTTCTAGAAAAAAATGAAACTGATTCTTTTGATATAGTACTTGAAAGGTTAAGATAATGGCAACAGTAAACAAGCCAGTGGTAGCTAATTTAGATTTTGATGATATTAAAAAAGATATTATTGATCATTTTAAAGATGACAATGATTTCAAAGATTATAATTTTAAAGGTTCAGCCTTAAATTCACTAATTGATATTTTAGCTTATAATACACATTTAAATGCTCTTACAGCAAATTTTTCTATTAACGAAATGTTTATCAACACAGCTCAAAAAAGAGAAAATATAATTTCAATTGCTAAAGGAATGAATTATATTCCTACATCTGCAACATGTTCGAAGGTAGAAATTACAATAAGTGTTCCTAGACTTGGATCAGAAAGATCATTTACAATTCCAGTTGGTTCAACATTAAGTGCTGTTAGTGGTAATACTTCATATACTTTTAATCTTACACAAGATTATATAGTTCAATTTTTATCAGGAGAAACTTCAAAGAATCTAAAAATGATTTTTTATGAAGGTAAAAGTTTAACTGAAAGATTTGTACAAGACAATACAAATGTCAATTTCCCAACATACGAACTATTAAATGATAATATAGATACACAGACTATTTCATTAAGAGTTAATAATATAAAACATACATTACTGAATCCTGAGAATGAAAGTATAAGTAATATTAATAATTCTTCAACAATATTTTTTGTAGAAGAAACAACTAATAAAAAATACAAACTTAAATTAGGTAATGGGGTAATTGGAAAAAAAGTTAATGTTGGTGATGAAATAATTGTAAGTTATTTAACATGCGCTGGTGAAGCTTCTAATGGTATCTCATCATTCTCTCTTTCTGTTAAAGGAAGATCAGATATTTCAATTGCTTCAAGTGGTATGTCATATGGAGGTAGTTTAATTGAGACAGAAAGATCAATTAAAGACAATGCTCCACATTGGTTTCAGTCACAATATAGAGCTGTTACTGCTAATGATTATGAAACAATTGTCAAGAAAAACTTTCCAGATATTCAAGCTATTAATGCTTATGGAGGAGAAGAAGTAGGAAAGCCAGGTAAAGTCTTTCTTACAATAAAACCAAAAGTTGGTGATAAATTATCTCAAGCAGCAAAGCTACATATAAAAAATAACATTATAAAAAAATTTAATATTGTTAATATTAAACCTGAGATATTAGATCCTGCTTATATAGAATTATTGTTAAACAGTACTGTAATTTATGACAATAGTAGATTGACTAGTAATGAGTCAACATTAAAATCAAAAATATTTTCATTGTTTACTTCTTTTAATAATAATAGATTAAGTGATTTCAAAAAAAGTTTCTTTGAACAAAATTTAGCTGAAGAAATAAAGTTATTAGACAGATCAATTGTTTCAATTAATACAAGAACTTCTTTAAGATTTGATTCAACTGTAACAAACAACAAACTAAACAAATATCAAATTAGATTTAATAACCCATTATACCATCCACTATTAGGATTTAATTCAGATAGAGGTGGTATATTATCAACTAATAATTTTACAAGAATCGGTAAAAGTTTTACATCTGGTTTTGATGATGATGGTAAAGGTAATATAAGATTGTTTGATAATTTAGATGGTGTCAAGGTTTATGCAAATAATAAAGCGGGGACGATAGATTATGGTTCAGGTATTTTAGATATAAAAGACTTTGATCCTATAGATGGAAATATAAATTTTACAGTTGTACCAGATAGTTTTGATGTTCTTTCTCTTAACGAATACATTCTAAGAATAAGTTTAGATTCTTCAATAATAAACATTGTTGAAAAAGATAATATTGAATTAATTAACTTACTTAACAAATCAAGAAGTGTATAATGTCTAAAAGAATATATCCTCATATAAGTGAACAAATACCAGATTTTATTCGTAGTAACTATGAGTTGTTTGAGAAATTTCTTAAAGTGTATTTTGAATATATGGAGAAACAAAATGATTCTGATTCATCAACAGATTCAACTTTATATAAAAAATTAACTAATCCTAATGATTTAATACAAGGTCAACAGGAATATAGAGATCCAGATAAAACATTAGAACCTTTTTTAGAATATTTTAAAAGAGATATTTTACCAATATCTGTAACACCTCAAGGTGCTGATGATAGATTTATAATTAATAAAATAAGAGATTTATATCTTTCTAAAGGTACACCAGATTCTTTTAAATCTTTTTTTAGACTTTTATATGGAAAAGAAATAGAAATTTTACAGCCAAGTGAGCAAATTTTAGATGCATCTGAAGGAACATACGTATCTAATGATGTGTTAACATTTATATCTAATGATTCAGATGGTGTACTTAATACTGTTGACTTTAATAATTCTTTTATTGAACAAGACGATAGTGAAATAGCTAATGTTGTTTTTGGATCAAAGATTAATAAAATTGGTTTAAATTCAGTAGTTACTATTACTACATCAGCTCCTTTCAATAAACAACCTGATTCAGAAATTATAATTATTAATAGAAATGATAGAAACAAATATGTCACAGGAAGAGTTTTAAGACAAATAAAAAATTTAACTATTGAAGATTCAGAAATAGGTTTATATAATGTCGGAGATGAGATTACAGTTAAACAAAATAATAATAAATTTGTAGTTCCAGTTAGGACTACAACTTCCGGTCCTGTAACATCTGTAATTATAAAAAATAGAGGAATTGATTACAGTGTAAATGATACTATAATTTTTACTTCAAAAGGTTATGGAACAGGTGGTTCAGCTACTATAACAGAAGTAGATTCAGCAGGTAGAATTTTAAGTATTGATAATAATAATGTTAGAACAGGTATACTAAGAAATGGATATTTGTCAAACGATTTTCAAAATGTTAATGTACCAATTTTACAAGGAGGTAGTTACAGTCAACTACCACAAGTTAAAATAATATCAGGAGCTGGTCATGGAGCCGAGATAGTACCTTTTTCAAATAGTATAGGAAGAATTAATGACTTTAATTTTTTCAATAAAGGTTTTTTTGATTCTGAAGGTCACGTGATTGTTACAATGCCAATGAACTTTAACATTCATGGCGAAACAGATCTCAACGAAGGACAAACTGTTAGAATACAAAAATTCG